CCTCCGGCAGGAACGAGCCGTGCATCTCGATCGAGGCGCCCCCCGTCGACGGCTGCGGGATCAGCGCGATCTCCCAATCACCCGACGCGCCCTCGTCCGGCGCGATGATCCCGCCGTCCCCGTCCAGCCACAGGAACCCGCGCAGCCCGAGGCTGATGTCGGTGTGCCGGCCGTTGCCGTACGTGACGCCGGCGACCTGGACCTCCATCACCTCCACGACCGGGACGGTGATCGCGTAGTTCGACTGGCCCGCGACGGTGGGCCCGATGCTGATCGTCTTCCGATAGGACCGGGCCCGCGCCACCATCTTCTTGTGGCGACGGTCCAGCCACCGCAGCGCGCGCGCATCGTCGATGTCGAAGTTGCCCTCCTCGATCACATCGTCGATGCACTGCTGGACCGTGCCCATGGCCTTACGCCTGCTTCTGCGCGGCCTTCAGCGCCGCCTCAGCCGCCTTGGCGCGCGCGTCAGCCGCCTTCGCGGCCTCCTGCGCCTTCTTGACCTCAGCGGCCTGCTCCGCGCTCGCCTCCGCCTTCGCGTTCGCCACAGCCTCCTTCGCCGCGGTCTCAAGCTGCGACTGCGCCTCGCGGACCTTCTCGACCGCCTCACGCGCCGGCTTCAGGATCGCCTCGCGCCCGTAACCCGCGGCCTCGCGCTCGATGATCGCGTCCAACGTCGCCGAGTCCAGGCCGAGCACCGCGTCGGTCAGCAACCGGATCTCGTCCTCCGACGGCGGCGGCGCCACCGGATCGACCCGCCAGAACCCCTCGTACTGCTGGCCGAACAGCCGATGCGACTCCAGCCACTCGACGAGCTCGCCGCTCGGAACGGCCCGACCGTCCTCGAGGATCGCGTCGCCCTCCGGCGGCACGCGCAGCACGTTGTTGACAAACTGCACCGTCTCGCCGGGCTTCTCGCCGACCTTCCGGCCGTCCGGGCCCATGATCGGGTACTTCGGCGTCTTGACCAGCCGCAGATCCTGCCGGTAGCTCATGTACATCGCGCCGACCTCCGGGACCGACAGCGCCTGCACATCAACCGGGACCAACTCTGCCGTGCTCACACTCATCTCCTCGTTCGGATAGGACACGCGCAGGGTACCCCTGAGACACGACGGGCCCGGCATTTCGGCCGGGCCCGTCGGCTTGGGGGAGGAGGTGGTGCAGCCCTGAGACTACGCCCAGCCCCTGACAGCTACGACGTGATCCCCGTGAGGACCGCGTGCTTGCGCTGCTGCCCGAACTCCAGGCCGCACTCCGTCAGGTACTCGTCCTTGCGGCCGTCCTGATCGTTGGCCTGCCGGTTGGGCATGACCTTCGTGTCGCGGCTCTCCTGATCGTTCCCGAGGTACCGGTAGGCGACCTCAGCCATGTCGACCACGATGATGTAGCCCGAGTACTTCGAGCCCTCGAGCAGCCGGTGCCACACGAGGTTCAGCGACCCGAACGGCGACGTGTAGTGCGTCACGTTCATGCCGTAGGTGGTCTCGTCGTTCCGCGTCTGCTGCTTGCTCGCGGGGAACTTGTTCAGCGCCGACACACCCACACCGGACGCCATCGCGAGCTTGCTCACGCTCGAGTAGCGCGCCTGCTGCAGCATGAACGCGTTGAACTCCGCCTCCGACAGATCGCCGCCAGCGTCGGTCTGGTTGCTCGTGATGAACGACAGCACGCCACCGGTGGTGCGGTCCTCCGTCGAACCCGGAGTCGTCGCGGACTTGCGCCCAAACAGCAGCGACAGCTCGATGTCCTTGACGTGCTCCTTGCCCTTCTCGTGAGCCTGACGCGGCCACTCCGCCGGCGACGCCTGGAACCCCGACGCCATCAGCGACCCGGACGCCTCGAACGGCGTGCGGAAGATCTGGGTGTTGTTCGTCGTCTTCGTCGGCACGTCCGAACGGGCCGGCTTGGACGTGTCGTTCTCCGGCTGCGCCGACCCGATGATGTAGAGCTCGTCACCCGAGTTCATCGCCGCGGCGCTGGACCCGATCCCGCGCGTGACGGTGATCGTGGTAGCGCCAACCGAGTCGACGCGGAACTGCTCGCCGGTCCGGGTGTTGAGCACCTGGTCCCACTGCTGATACGCGGCGACCGTGGTCACCGGGATCGCCGTGTCCGAGTTCGTCGCAGTGCTCGACGTGGTGTCGAACCGCTGCTTGCTCTGGGACTCCAGCCACGAGAACTTCGTCGCGACCGTCTTCCGCTTGTCTGCCGCCCGCGAGAACACCGCGAGCACCTGCACGTCCGGCTCGAGCTCGCTGATGCGATCCCCGAGGTCGATGGCCAGCTGATCGCTGAGCACGTTGGTCGTAGTCATCGCGCCCTGAACGGTCGCCATGGTTTTTTCTCCTTCAGAGAGTGGTTGTCCTAGGTGTCGTGGACGAACCCCAGACCTCTCAGAACGGCAGGACCCCGCGGCCCTTCTTCGCGTTGAGAATCTGATCCGCCCTGTCCGGAACCACTGCGCCGGGACCCGCCCCGCCGCCGCCCTCCAGAACCGCCACCCCGGGACCCTGGGTCTCCGAGTTGGCCATCTCCGCAGCACGCCCGCTCATGTAGACCAGCCGGATGAACGCTGGCGACGTCGCCAACTCCGGCTTGCCGAGCTGCTGCGCGTACTGCCCGGCAGTGCCGAGCAGCTCCGTCGTGGTCTCCGGATCCCCGATCTCCGGGAACTCCGTGACCAGAGCGTCGAAGTCACGCTGCAGCTTGAGCTCGTCCAACCCCGAGGACAGCTCCTGCATCGCCTTCGACATCGGCGCCATCTGCGCCTGAGACCGCTGGTCGATCAACCCCGCCATGTGCGAGGCGATCTGCTCCGGCGTCATCACCGGGTCGTCGAGGAACGACAGATCCAACTCCTGCGATCCCTCGTCAGCCGACTCCTCGCCGGTCTGCTGCTGTTGCTGCTGAGCGAAGTTGTTCAGGAAGGAACGCATCTCCTCCTGCCCCGACTGCAGCTGCGCGAGCTGATCAGCGAACCCCGCGACACCATCACCCTGCTGGGTGGCGGCCTCGCCGGCCTCGCCCTGACCCTGTCCTGCCTGACCTGCGACTGAACCTTCCATGACCTACCTTCCCGCCGACGACTCGCCGTCGGCCTCGTGGCGTGCCTGCTGCTTCTCGCGCTCCCTCGCTGCGGTGACGACGATCGCCTCCGCCGCTCGCTTGAACCCGAGCAGCCCGTTCCGGCGCCCGTGCGCCAGCGCGTACTCCGCCTGAGACAGCGGCACCAGCCGCCCGTCCAGGTCCTCGTCGATGCCACGGACCTCGCGGTCCACGACGTCGCACAACAGCGTCCACCCGAACGACTCGACCAGCCGCTGGATCTCTTCGCCCGCGGCGAACAGGTCCGACAGGTCCGGCCATGCCTGACGCACGTGGCGCGTCATGCTCGGATCGGTGTGCGTCGCTGCCATCCCGCGGGAGGGTAGGACAACCCTAGGACAGCGCGCCGTCTGTCAGCGCGGAGTTCTCGGGCCTCTGGGCCCGCGTGGCGCCCGGCCGCGCCGCTGATAGGCCGACGCGATCATCTGCGCCGCCCGCGTCGTGTCCGCCGGATTGGCGCCGTTCGCCGCCCGGCCGCGGAGCATCGCCGTCAACGCCATACCCGGCTGCCGCGCGCCTTTGCGGTACGGCTGCGCCAGACGAGACGGGCCGGTCATCCGATCTTCCCGTCGTGGTTGCGGTCCGTCAGCGGTGGAAGGCCGGCGCGCACCGACCGCGCGACGTCCTGCCCGGTTTGCGCAACTCGTTGCGCCTGCGGATGAACGCCGCCCGCGAGCCTCGTCGGGTCAAGTACGACGAGCGCTTCGGCGAGAAACAGCGCGCCCTGCGCGAAGTCCTTCGCCTCTCGCGAGTCCGTCGCGGCCTGCGCCTTCGTGGCCAGCGACTTCGCCGAATCGCGGAACACCTGCATGTTCTGCGAGTCCTGCGCGGTCGGCTCCGGCATCGGAGGCGGAGGAGACGGGGGAGGAGCGGCCGGAGCCTGAGCCGGTGCTGCCGTCTGGTCGCTCATGCTGCCACCGCCTCAGGGTTCTGCGTCTGCCCGCCGCCCATCATCCCGTTCACGTCCTGCACCGACGGGCCGAGCGTCGGGTCCTGCTGCTGCTCAGACTGCACCACGTAGTCGATCAGCGTCGGGTCCACGCCGGCTTCCTTGAGCCGGTCGAGCACCGTCGGCGGGATCGGCGGGGCCTGCTGCTTCAGCCAGGACTCCGGGTCCTCCACACCGAACAGCTGCAGCGCCCGCATCAGCGGACGCCGCGGATCAACGAAGGGGTTCTGCCCGAACAGCGACATCATCTGGATCGCGTCCTGACGGTCCTGCGGCACGTTCCTGGCGGCCATCGACCCGCCCTCAGGGATGATCTCGAACTCCCCGCGAAGCTCCCCGGGCCCGATCTCCACCCACCGCCACCGGCCGGTCTCCGCCGCCTCCTGAAGATCCATGCCGTGATCGGCCACCCGCAGCGGCGAGCGCTGCTCAAGGATCATCCGCTGGTCCATCGCCAAGAAGCACCGCGCCGCCTGACGCACGACCTCGATCTCAAAGCGCCGCGACGACAACTCGATCCGCGCGCCGAGCGCGGCCTGCATCAACTGCGCCTGCGTCGCCGTGCCGGCCGACCCGCCCGGCGAGTTGTCCAGCGCGTCCTGGATGCCGGGGATCGCGTCGAAGTCGGTGCGGATCACCTGCTCCTCCTGCCACGACGAGCCCGGCACGTCACGGATCGGGATCGGCATGATCGCGTCACCGGGCCGCTGGTTGCGCACCCCGATCGCCGCGTTCGGCCCCCACACCAGGTCCTCTTCGTCGATCGCCGACGTGTCGTAGATGTAGCCCGCGGCCAATGCCAGCGTCGCGGCGTCGCGGCGCTGAGACCGCAGCGTGTCGAGCTCGCGCTGGATGTGCTCCAGCGGCTCGAGGTCACCGATGCCGACCATCTGCTTCTGCAACGGCGTCGGCCGGTACACCTGGAACGCCGAGAGACCGGCGCAGGCGCTCTCCGCCTGTTGCACCAGCACCTGCCGGTCAAGAACGGAAGCGACCTGCTGCCGGCCATCATGGAACTCGAGCACCTCGTGCAGCTGCTCGCCGCGCGCGGTCATCGTGTAGTTCGAGAACCCCGAGGCAATCATCCGGTCGCGCCAGATCTCGTCGTACTTCTGGCCTGAGCCGCCCATCGACCGGACCTTGTCCTCAGTCAGAAGCTGAGCGCTGGCGGTGTTCCACGCCCCCGACTGCAGGCGGGCCATCACCTTCTCGGTGCTCATCCAGATCCGATGGAACGTCCAATCACAGGTGCTCATGTCATGGCCGTACCAGTCCCACCCGAAGTCGAAGATGTCGACGTCCTCGAACATCGGGTCGTCGAACGTCGTCACCTGCCGCGCCTTGTCCGGCACGTAGGCGCCCGGCCGGAACAACGACCTGCGCAGTCCGCGCTTGGTGATCACGTCCTTGCGCCAGTAGGACTTGCCGATCCCGAGCCCGTAGATCCGGCCGGACCGCATCACCGCCTGGAACGGCAAGTCGATGTCGATCTGGTCCTGCTGCGCGTCGATCAGCAATTTGACCGACGCGACGTTCTCCGCCCACCGCTCCTCGCGTGGCAGGTACAGCATCCGCGGCCGCTGCGCGATCGCGCGCGGCACCATCGTCTCGATCGTCCGGAACGACAACGGGATGTGCAGGTGAGCGCCCCACTGCGACTTCGCGTCATAGAGCATCCCGTCCTTGTCGTTCGGACCGGCCTTGATCCACGCGTCCCGGAACCTCCGGAACCCGCGGTACTGCCGGTAGCGCTCGACGCACCGGTCGCGCAGCTCCCGGCCCACACCGTCCTCGAACCCGATCGCGTACCCCGAGACCATCTCGACGAGATCGCGCTCCGCAGCGGGAGCGTCAGGGAAGGCGTTCGCCTCTACACGGGTCGGCGGTGCCACGGCTCTAGAGCGCGCCGGCGGGGATGCTCGACACGTCCTCCTCCGGCAACCTCTCCCCGTCCAGTCCGTCGCCGACCGGCGCCGCCACCGCCGTGCTCTGCTGCGGCTCCGCGTAGGCCACCGGCTCGGGCTCGGTCGGCTCGGGCTGCCACGCCGGTTCGCTGACCGACGGGGGAGAGGCGACCTCCGGCTGCGCGCGCGCGTCCGTCCGGTCCTTCCACTCGACCACCGCTCCGACGGTCACCATCTCGCCCTGCAGAGTCGTGGGGTGGCGCATCAGCACGACCGAGAACACG